TGTGGAAACTGGACTCAGAAGCCCCATCTCTACCAATTCGTCACGTGTGAACAGCATTAGAATTCCCCTTCCTCATCTACGTTGAATGCCGAATGAGCACCGCTCTTCGTGCCTATAATCACGTTGTAGCCCCTTCTCGTGCCCGTGGTGGTCTTTTTAGCTATTCGGGGTATGTTGGCCTTGGCTAATGCCCTTCCAAGCCCGTAGATAAACTTATCATTGATTTGCAGGGAGATCTTCTCTTCGTCGTAGACACGGTTCGCCAGCTGTGAGGCCACCTCGGATGTGGTCAGGAACGGCACGTGAGCCCCCGAGCCCTCCGGTCTGTGCGTTATGTACTTTGCCACGAGGTCGTCGTATTGCGTCAACACCTCGAAGTGCTTATTCCAGTCGTTGATCTTGCTGATCTCACGATCATCAAACCAGTAACGTTTCCCCTCACGGTAGTATGCAACAGCCTGCGACCACAGACCGTCGATGTCAAACTGCCTTATTGAGGTAATGTCGATGTTGCCCCCTACCGGTATAACAGGGAACCGGCGCGATCCGGTCTCGTCGTTCAGGAACGTTCGCCTATTGACAGATCCTGCAAAGGAGCATCTTCTGGCGTACGTCGTCTCATACTTATCGTATGGCGACCGCAGGCGCATCGTGTCTGACGTGATTATGGCCTTGATAGATTCGTGCTGTTTTTTGGTCATTGATTCCAGTTCGTCATCTACGACCATGAAAGACCTGGCAATGATCAGTTTGACGTCCTTGTCATCCGAGATGCTGCCCTCATGGTAATAGTCTTGGCGAAGTTCCACAGGACATAGGTGCCGTAGATACGTCGTCTTACCTATCCCTTGCCCTCCCTGCAGAATGAGCATAATGTGGTTCGGTTTGTGATCCAAAGCACCGGCCACGGCCCCGATAAGCCACTTCTCGATAATCATCTCAAATATTGCGTGCTGTACTTCGGCTGAGTTGTGCTTACCATCGTCAATATCGGCATCATGTGGCAGTAGCTGGACATAATCACGTATGAAATTACGATCCCCTGCTTTCCATTCGTCCAAACCTTCGAAATACGACTTGATAGGGTCGTGCTTAGGTACGAAATCACTGTCGAGCACTTCGTTCATGCGCTCCTTGGTGATTTTGATTCCTATCTTCCGCATCTTCCGTAACTGTGAGTGCACCCAATAGTCCGTCAGGGCTTCAAACTTTACGTCATTGTCGCCCCTGAGCTCGATTTTGCCTGTGATAACGTTCTTGCGGAACTCGTAACCACTGGAGAGGTACGATTCAACCTTGTCGAGGATTTCGGTCGGGTCTTTGGTCTCGAGTTTGATGATGTCCTTGGGAACCTCATACCCATGTAGCTTAGCGTAATAGTACAGCGTGGCAGTGGTCACCCGTGTTAGCTTATTCTTGAGAACATCGGCATACGTCAGGCCCCCAGACATCGGTGACCACTCCTCGAGGAGCTGTGCGGCCATCTTATCGTCCCCGAGGGCGTGGGCTACAGCTGCCACTACTTTCTTCCACTGAATATGGTCTTGCTGCTTAGGTATGACACGTAGCATGGCCCTGATCTGATCGACATTCGGCTTAGTACCTCCAAAGGCGTTAAAAGCAATCTCCAGATCCCGTGCTTCCTCATGGCCGTCTGTCATGTCCGCGATCTGATCCATGGTCAGGATGTTGCCCCAGACGTGGATCTGTGCGTTCTTAGCACCAAACCAGATGCGTACTGCATCGCGTGCGTTGGTATCGCCTCCGAAGCGTTCAGCAAGGGCCGTAGTGATGGCCTTGTAGTCTTTGGCGTTGCGTATGGGTTCCTCGGTTATGAACATAACCCTATAACGTGGGTTCTCTGCCGTGTGCGAGGCTGTCGTGTAGGCGAACGAAGCGTACTTGCGGAAATAGGGATCTGCCTCGATGTCGTCGAAGCTATGCTTGCCATTGTCTACGTCGACGCCTACAATCTGTGCAGACTTGAAAGCGTCCCCGTTACGCTTTGCAAACCCTGTCTTTTGATCGACGTGAAGGTCAGCACAGCAGATGGGGAACCCGTGACCTACGAGGTGGTTGATGATGTCATCGCTGACCATCTCGACAGGTGATAGCTGTGCGCTTAGTGCCACCCAGTCCTGACGCGTTGCAGCCTTATTGATGACGGTTTTGTTTATCGATAAACGAATCACTTGCACGTGGTTGTTCTCCGTGTTAAATAAATTTGAAGGCGTTTTTTGCCTTAATTGATGCTAGCACAGCATCGTGATACTCGCCATTTATTGCAAATTCACCACCAAATGAATTAGGCGAATCTTCGATATAGAACCTACCCTCATATTGTGGGTAATCATGATAATTTGAAAGAGCATGCCAATATGATTGAGTTGAATTTCTCAAATTGTCATGGCTTCTTTGAAAATATATTGCCTCATATGGTTTGGCTTGAGGACTTCCAACAAGTAATAAACATGGTTTTCCTGTAGTTAATACTAGGTATTCAACCTTTGTTAATTCGATACCGTCTAATTGTACTGGTTTAATTTCCGCCCACATGTTGACTTCACGCAAATAAAAGTCAGGTAAATATGACATATCAGGTGTAAAGTCATACCTTTCCATTTCATACTCATATGTAATCCCAATTGCGTCAAAATAAACAGCCCATCTCGCCTCTAATCTTGAACGAAACGTTATGCCGTTGTATCTGGTTGGTTTAGCGTAAATCAAGTTATTCTCCGTGTGTAGATGTTAAAGAATTATGAAAGCTAAAAACTTGATAGCCACGTAAGCTATCCCCAGTGCTACGGCACCGATGCCAGCCACTGCAGCCACGAAGGCCAGCGTTGTAGTGTATACGACAGCCTGACGTGCCCAGGGCGGCAGAGGCGATGGACGTGAGATGATTAGTTCACGTTCAGCATCGAGGGCTTTGCGGAAGTCATCGCGGTTCATGGTGCTGCATCCTTGGTTGTTGGCATAAAATAGAAACACCCATCGTCGTATGTGAACGGTGGGGTGGTGATGATGACTCTAGGGTCGAAGTCTGTTTTGCCTTCGTCTTTGGCTCTTACTAAGCTGTCGTAGACAACCCAGCGGGCGCACTTGTCTTTCTGAGCACAGGGGCCGCCAATGCAGACGGCGATGTCGAGGGGGAGGTTCATAGTTTAACGGTATGTGTTAAATAAAATTAAGGGCCGGCCTTCCACAACCGGCCCTCGTTCCAAACTCCACCACAGGCGTTGCTGTGTTGGCATTTACTACCGACACGCAAGGTTCTACCTTGCTATATTGGTTAGTAAAAAAACTTCTCTACTGGCCGCCCGTATACGTTAACGTATGCGAACTGATCTACGACTGGTCGGTACCTGTTCAGCACGTAGTCAATCATAGGGCGAACCTTGCCAATGGTCTTGCTAATGTGGATCTCGTGTGCCAGCCTCTTTGCATGCTCGGTTTCGGCGTACTCAGCACGTTTCTTGTCAAGGTATTTCTTGATGATCGTGATTTGTCGCTGATCGTAGTTTGGATCCTTCGCTGGCACTACGGCCCCGTTGGAATCTATGAAGGCAGCCAGTTCTTCCTGCAGCTTGTTGAATGCACTTACGAAGGCGATGAAGTTACCACAGGCAACGGTGCGTGTACATCTTACGTTGTTGCGTATCACCTGTATTCTTAACTGGATGCAGTTACCTTCCTTTCGTGCTGCTATGTTCTGTACAATAGGAATGTAGGCAAGCATTTTCGGGTCGCTATGCTCACAGAGTTGCTTCCACACGTCAGAAAGGGAGCGTTGCATCGTCGTCTCCTAGGGATGGTGGTAACGTTTCGTTGACGGCAACAACACGATCATTCCGTTGCAGCTTAACAGCTACCTTATTCTGAAACTCAGATAGTAGGAAGTCCATCTGCTTTGTGTCGTCCCATATCTCCTGGCCGCGTACCTTGACCTTTTCCAGATCTGGTAAAATGATCTTCCCGTCGACGGGGTTGATGGAACTACAGTAGAGGCGCTCGATCTTTTTTCCACGCTGTGAGACAGTGCAGCCGGTGATGACTCTGCTGGCGTCGTCCTTAGGGCTAAAGCTATAGGGCTTGACTGTTGTGTCCAGCGTTGCATCCCACTCGGGATTGCAGAGCGCCTGTATGAGTGTTCTGGCATAATTACTAGAGTATTTTAGTGTCAAAACATAGGTATAAGGCGCATCGACGAAGGAGATCCGCCACTGCTTACCGAAGTCGGTATCGGCAACCTCGATGGCCCGCACAAGCCCTGTGAACTCGTCGTGCACTAATTCGTGCACCGTGTTCCCGTCTTTGGTTACACGAGATACTGACTCTGCTGTGGCCTCACGAAGGCGGATGCGGCACTTGCCATCGCTGAGGGTGAAGTAAGTGGCATTTGTTGCCACGGATGATGATTGAAAACCCATGATAGGTGTCCTTAAAAGGTTTTTGAAAGTGGGTTAAGAATTTTTGTTGCTTCATGTATTTGAATCAAGGCCTCACGCGCGATTTCGCAAGTGTAGTTGCGTGGTACGCTACACAATTTTACTTCATTCTTACCTTTGCTGTCTGAATAATCCATTGCACGTAAGTAATTATTTGTTTTTGACAGAGTAATATATCTTCTACCGGCAGCGTGTTTTTCTAACTCATTAAAGTATTCGTAACCGCCTGCCTCATGGTATACCTTCTCCATTATTTTATGGAGCGTTTTATCAATGATATTTTTAACCTTGTGCATTTTGTCCATTTGCACTAAACGCATTGGTTTACGTTGCACTTGCTGAACTGCCCGCTTCGGCTTATTCTCAGGCACAGCAGCAAACACGTCTGTATTGTTCTGTGCCATAGCGTTCTCAAGCAGCTCGATTGCTTCGAGCTGTTTATGTAGCTGGCATTTAAGTTGTACCAGCGCTGTTAATATGTGGTTGCCCATAAGGCTCTCCGGTATTACTGTGGCTGAAAAAAAATACGCACCGGTGCCCGTCAACCACAACAGACACCGGCACGGTTTACGAATGGCCCACGGAGAGAAGCCAGTCGTCATCAGTCAGTGTTTCGTCGTTCTTTGCCAGCCGTTCGTAAGCAGCCCTTGCGATGTCTTCAGGGCGCACAATCTCGATAGTTGCTTGTCCAGGTAAAGTTCCCGTGTAGATTTTCTTTTCGCGTGGCGTTCGCAGTGTGCCGTTCATGGATTTGAACAGCAGGCACCGTGCGGCTATTTCGTTTAGACTTACATCGCCTGTCTGACGTTTCCACGTCCACGTTGGATCGGTTCGCCAGTCCTTAGGAAGCCAGTTGTATATCTCAGTCACGACAGGCCAGCCGTGCGCTTCGGCATGTTCGTTCCATGCGAGGCGGTACATCTCCAGCTGGACGGCATAGTCTTCGTGTATGTGATTGCCGCTCTTGAAATCAACGATCGCAACCTTGCCATTGCCTAGTCGACATACGAGGTCACATGTGCCAGCAAACTCATGACGATCGCTGTATAGTAGCATCTCAACAGCGTAGACTTCCGCCACATCCTTGCGGAAGAACGCATCGAATGACATGAGGGCCTTACTGTGGAATTCGCTTAAACCTGTCATCTCTACAGTTTGCCCTGCCATATAACGCTCAAACAGGATATGCATCTGTGTTCCACGTTCAGCAGCTTCGTCACGTAGCTGGTTGGCGCCTTCGACGCCATGCTTGGCATACCATGCAATCAGCCCTGGCGGCGTTGGTGAGGTGGCCTTGATAACTCGAGTGACCGAAGGGTACCACTTAACATCGACGTCATTCACGCGCGCATAGAACCGGTCGCCCCCGTCATCATAACGGAACAGCGGTGCCGGCCGTTCGTGGTTGTTTAGGTTCCAGATCATTAGTTGTTCTCCGTGTAATAATTGATGTACTCAATTACCAGTTGCCGCAGTAGTGCCGACTTGGTTAGGCCTTCGGCCTCTGCAATGTTCTTGAGGTGGTTGTTGTGCTCTTCAGGTATGCGGAATATAACGTTTGGGTTGTAACATGGTTTCCGGCCACGTGGTCGTCCGCGTTTACTTTGTGACACGGTACCCCTCGATATATTCATCGTCGATAGCAGAGGCCACTTCCCAGATTTCGTTCATCTCCCTACGGCATTCCTGCAGCGTCTTGGCCTTCTCGATGCTGTCAACGATTACCCCGAGGTCGTCTACCCACTTGCGGAGCACAGAGATAGGGATCTCACGTGTGAGGGGCTTGTCAGTCATGGAACACCTCGTTCAGTTCTTTGCAGGCTCGTTCAGCATTATCCTTATGGACAAAAAATTGTGTTGTTTTTAACACATCGCCATTACCATAGACTCTGTGCAGAGTCCACTGCGGCCGAGGTGGACAGTATGCATCAGGATCTGTAAACTCAACGACTTGGTATTCAAACTGCGCTGCTTTAATACTATTAACCAAATGCAGGCAGTTCTCAAGCTCACAGTGTAGCTTGTACGTAACGTTCTCATCAGGGCCGTGGTTGACGTAATAGTCTTCCCAGTATGCCTGTGCAGCTATTGCCAGCAGTTTATAGGCATTCAACAGTTTATCTTGCTTATTCATCGCTGCCCCCACAAGGTTACTGTCTGGTCTGGTTTGATCATCGGATCTGGCGATATTGTACCAGCCAGGGCGAACATGCCGATTGTTAGAACTGTCAGAAACACGCCAACAGTTAGAAGGCGTTGACGATGTGATCCCTCGATGCGAGGTGTGACGCGGAACCATAGGTTCCCATCGTAGCGTCCGGTCTTGAACTCAATGCTGAGTCGCATAAAAACTCCGTGTAATTTGTGTGTTGGTAGGTTATCTACCGTGGTTGTTTGTTTGCATTGCAATACTAACAAAATCTTTTCGATTTTCCAAAAGCCACTCCCGAGAATTTTTTGCATCCTCTTCGTAGTTAGCCACTCCGAGCGTCTGCGATCCGACATGATGCACGTATGACCTGGACACGAACACCTCATACCCACGCTGGCGGATGTCGAAACACTGCACGTCGTCGCTGTAAAAATTGATAGGTGGAAAGTCCACCCACGTCTCCCGTGTGTAGACAGCCAGCAAAGGTGCAACGCTTGGCACTGCGATGATTTGCAGTTCCTGTGGGTTCTGGATTGTCCGCTGTTGTTCCATACCGTAGGTGAACCGTATGTTCTGCGGGCTCATCCTCACGTAGTCAGCACGTGCTGCTATGACTCCCCAGTGCCGTTGTTCGCCCTGGCAAATCTCAATGTCTTCGTTCAGCAGTTTGAAGCTATCAGGGCGCAGCACGATGTCGTCGTTGGCTATGGCAAAGGTTCTATGCCCTCCTCGCATCATCGTATCTACCAGCGCATTGTAGCTTGTCCCGAAGTTACCGAGCGAGTGCTGGCGGAATACCTCCACATCGCGTGGTTTGTACTCACGTAGTGATGCCAGGAACACCCGTTCGTGTGGCGTGTAATGGGCGCGGCTCTTGTGGCAGTAGCCAAGGGCGGTGATCATCGCGTTTTAGTCTCGTCTAATGAATTAGCTGCAGCCACCGAGATCTCATCGATGATCTCCCATAACTCTACGCTATATCCAACACCCTCGCACTCAAGGGATTTTGCAAGGTCGCAGAGCCGGTTGCTGATCTTGAACAGCTCGATGTGCAGGGTTACGAAGCGTTCGGTGGAGATGCTCATTTCGCACCGCCTTTCGGCTTTGCCTTGGCTTGCGCCTCTGCTTTGGCCTTGGCATCTAGACAGGCTGCCATCATGGTCTTGCCATAGCCTTCGACTTTCTTGCCTGATGACGTCAGGATAAAGGCCTTGTAAATAGGTGTCTTCATTATGGTCTCCGTGTGGTTGGTGGTTGATTCTTACAAGCTAATGCAAATACTACGCATTACACGCTTGGCCTTAACAGCTACGAGTCCCTCAGCATCCCAAAGATTTTTCATGATAGGTGCTAATACCTTAAACTCTTCAGTTGAACGATACGCCATCTGACCGTAGATCTTGCACTGCAGTAGGAAATAAGAATTAGCTTCTGCGTATGTGTTGAATGTGCGACCTGTTACCTTAGCTGGGTTTGTTTGTGTTAGGTCTGCGTTCTTGGTTCTGCGTATCATCGTCGTCTCCGTGTATACTGTGGTTGTTTGTTGTGTGCAATCTACGGGGTATTTCTTTGCAATGCAAGCAAATAATAAAAAACCCGAAAAAAATTTTCGGGCTTAAAATTTAGGAGGGGTGTAGGCGTGTACTGACGCCTCGTTTTTAACTTTCCGATAGTCCTGTACGTTTAATCACCC